AACATTTATTAGATAAAAAATATTGTGGTATCGCAAACGGAAGAGCAGAGTTTGGACCAAGAGCATTAGGTAATCGATCTTTGATTGCTGATCCAAGATCAGATATAAAAGATACAGTGAATGAAATAAAACAAAGACAAAAATACAGACCATTTGCACCTATGATATTAGAAGAATATTTTGATGAATACTTTCATGGTAGAAAAAATAGATACATGCAGTTTGTATCAAAAGCATTACACGATTTTAAGTCAGTTACACACGTTGACGGAACTGCTAGAGTGCAAGTCGTAGAGAAGTCAAATCCGTCTGTAGCCCGCCTTATATTGGAAGAATGGTATGAAAAAACGGGGTGTCCTATGTTATTGAACACTTCTTTAAACATAAAAGGTCAACCAATCGTGAATACTTGGACTGATGCAATTGATTTTATGGAAAAGTACAATGTCAAAGTTTTCTAAGATAATTGTAGGTGGATGTAGTTTTACAGATAAGTTTTATCCTTTCACTGTCAAACCTGTGCCACTACATTTTAAAATGTGGCCTGAATTACTTAGTGATAAAACTAATATTGAAGTAATTAATACTGCAAAGTGTGGAATAGGAAATGAGAGAATATTTCATAACGTGGTATCAGAGATATTTAATAATGATAATATTAAAAAAGTTGTTGTAGCATGGACTGAGTGGACTAGACAAGATTTTTTAGTAAATAACAATTGGGTAACACTCAAACCTAATTTAAAAGTTTCTGCAACATGTAAACCTAAGTATGGTGTCTATGATTTACATGAATTACAAAATTGGTATAATGATGCATTTGGTTCTAGTTATCCAACACCTGAAAATATCGTTAGTAAAAATATACATTTATTTTATTCTTTGTATGCGATATGTAAATCAAGAGACATTGAACTAAGAATGTTTCAAATGATAAATGCATTTAATCGTTATCAAATAAAAGATATTGACTATGAACATGATATTAATCTTGCACAGAAAAGTTTAATTAGTAATCCGATATCAACAGAAATAAATGAAGACATGTTTTGGGGTTGGCCTGCGTTTGGTAAACTAGGAGGCATCGAACTTGTAAGACATTTAGATAGAAACAATAAGTATCATACCATCAGTGATGCAGATCATCACCCTAATGAAGAAACACAGAAAAATATTATGGAGTTTATCTATGAAAATATTTTCTAGTTATGATGATCATATATTTTTCATAGACTTCAATAATTTTTTAAGAGATTATAAAGATAAAAATTTTTCATTCTTCAATACATCAGTCGAAGATAATGATAAACATATAAGTAAACTGTTTGAAAATTATGATTATAATGGTGAACATGTTTTTATACATCTTGGTTATGAACCACATGTGCCAGAAGAAACTGATCCAACATTACTTAATTTACTTTTTGAAAAAGATATTGATCTTGATAAAGTTTACGTCATCACATCAAACCATAATTACAAAGACTCACATCTTAAACATATACACTTTGAATACTATGAATATGCAATGCAACAAATAGTTTTTAAAAATGGAAACTTTAAAAGGTGGGATGTTAGTTTAGATGTAGATGTTGTAAACAAACGACATGATAAAAAATTCTTGTGTTTGAATGGATTTCCACATGATCATCGTAAAGATATAACTAACTTTTTTATTAATAATAATCTGATTGAACAGTCTAGTTACTCATATAAAGATAAAGACATTCACTTAGTTTATGATAAAAAGTTTGATAAGATATATCATAATAATAATACGATAGAAGAAAATCGCATACTTGCATATGATACCAGTTGTAATTTATTATTAGATGAAGAGTTCTCTTATGAAAATAGTGTTTACATTATAACAGAATCTTGTTTTAATAATAATCCACAAATGATGGCAATCACTGAAAAAACATACAAGGCAATGTTAT